TTATTTTTTAATTACTATTCTTTTGCACCGTTTTCTTTTAATATCTTATCAGTCAATTCTGTTACCTTTTGCCTATCCATAGAATAAGCACCGACAACTTCTTGTATCTTTATAAAATCGCTAAACTCAAAATCACTTAATAAAAAAGATATAAAATCCATACTATTAGAAACTAACTTATCTCCCATACCATTTTCATCAGTCTTTTCAATTTCATTAAAGTAAACTGTTTCTATATCTATTAAATCTTCAATAGTTCTTTTAACATTCTTTTTTACTCTATGTTTAAAAATACCCAACTGACTACACTCTTCTAAAAAGTGTAAGTTAATAAAAGACATTAATATTGCTCCAGATATTTTCTCTATTTGTTTTTCATTCATAATTCAATCCAATCTATTTTATCTAAACTACAAGTGTAGAATTTTTGTGCTACATTTTTATACCTATGATCTATCCTGGAAACAACATTCCAAGTGTCGTGATACTTAGTTTTTACTACAGCCACATGAGTTTTCTGTTTGTTTAAAATGAAATAAGCTGATGGCTTCTTAGATGCGAGGTCAAAACTATGCTTTGCACACACAATAAAATCACGGAAACACCAGTCATCCTTATTTGTGAATTCACAAGACAAACCTTTCACCTCTATCCTATGCTCAACATCATTAACATAAACAAACAGATCTCCATCATCCTTATATTTCTTCCAATCTGAATGTTTTTTAGACTTCTTCAATGAGTTTATCCTAACATCCATACCTTTATCGTAAAGATACCTAGCTACTATAAAAACAGCATCACTACTATTATCTAAATGCTTTAAAAATTTTTTGTGATTATCTTTCATCTCTTCTAAAATGTCTTAACGTATAATCTTTCTTATTTATAACAGACTTATAAACCTTACTCTCAATACCTCCCTCTGAGAATATCCAAAAAACCTTGTTGTACTTTCTGTCTTTAGTAGTCATCCTATCTCTAGCCTGCCAGTATGACGTTGCACTGAAATCTATATTATAGAACACAATGTAATCAGCATTCCTTAATGATATACCCTCACGACCTGACACTATTTGCAATGCTATGTGCTTTTGCGAGCTATTAAACTCTTCTAGGTCTGTACATATCATATCTCCAAAAACCTCCTTTAGAGCGTCTAATTCAGCCTTAAATTTATAGAATATACCAAGTTTTTTATCTGAGAACCTCCACTTTATGTACTCAGCTTTACTTGTGTCAAGAACCATACTCTTACCTGACTCAAACTTTACAGTTCCACTGTACATTTGATGTAGTTTTGACATAAGTTTTACACCAGTATCAGCTAGTATTACTTCATCATCTAACTCAATAACAAGGTCACTCTTAAGTTCCTTACACATATCATAAGTATTCACTCTCATAGGTACTTTAATAATCTCCTCTTCTATAGTAGATTCAAAACCAGCTTGTACCTGAGTGTAAGATATAATGTAAGGACTCATAAGGTCATTAATACTTTGAAGACCTCCAGAGTAATCTTTTATCTTGTATCCATTTATGTTTCTCTCAACCGTTCTTACATGATCATCAGAGAACCTATAAAAATTCTTGTACTCCCTGAAAGGGTTTGTTGGAATACCATACACCTGGTGATACATTTGACTGTAGCTCTCTGGAGTAGGTGTTCCTGACAGAAGACACACAGAACAATTATTCTTCTTTATTAATTCTCTAACCTTCTTAGCTCTATTACTAGGCTTAGGGAAAGCTCCAAGACCGTGAGCCTCATCAAGTATTATCATATCCCACTTTTCATTTGGTATCTTATGTATCGACTCATAGTTTATAGTAAACAATGAGAATGTTGGAGACATTAAATCATAGTCAGATGTTATTGATGATATTGCCTTCTTCTTTGTTAAAAATAAAACATTCTTACACCCCAACCTTTCTGCAAGACCTAGACTAGTAAGCGTTTTACCAGTACGTACTTCCATAGCAAGATACACAAAGTGATGTACACTAACAATATTGTAAGCATCTTCTATTATTTTTTTTTGATATTCTCTAAATTCCATTGTTATTCATTTTTTCTTTTTGAAATTCTAATAAGTCAGCACACTTCTCATAGTGTTCTTTATCCTCAAAAACAGATATACAAAGTTGTGCCGCTACTATGTTAGCAGCTATCTCATCCTCTAAGCTTTCATAATCATCAAAAACATCAATGAAGAATGAAACAATACCCGAACCTCCAGCTATATCATAAGGGTCTTCCTTAAGTATTAAGTACCTGTAAGTATTTAAGGCAGTATTAAAATCATCCGTAATTTGCTCTGATTCGTTCATATACATAATTTAACTTGTTAAACGCTTCTTTTTGAGAATTAAAGACAAGTTCACTCAACTTCTCAGTACTTTTAACATACCTTCCGTTAATTTTATTATAGTCTTTACCTTCCGTTGTTATACCCTTCCTTCTGACAGCTATATGGTACTTACCAGTTTCTATGTAGTACTCAACCTTTATAAGCTCTCCAGTCTTAGGATCCTCAACATTATCTGTTTTAATGTTTGTAATTGGTTTCACATATACCTGAAAATCATTATCAATGCACCATTTCATTGCATCAAAATTCAAGTCCTGGTATGATGGTTTCGGTATCTTTCTTTTCTTCAAAATCTTCTGTTTTAAATATTATCCATCTGCCTTGATTTGCTCTTCCATCAAGAACCTCAACGTATCCACCAAAATCACCGTAGTAATTCAGCCACTTATAGAACGAAATTCTAGATATGGTTTTCTTACCACTAGGTGCAAAGTCTGGATTATCATCAATGAAGTCAATATACAAGTCATCCTTGAATATCCTCTTGTTAGGCTTAATTATATCGTTCAATGAAGCCCCTTCAAGAACCCCTAACCACTCAATAAACTCATGGCACGTGTCAGCAGACAGTTTCTTAATAGCTGTATTAGACGACTCACACTCTACTAAACCAGTATTCAAATAGTTCTGTAAGTTATTAATCATGTAATTATCAAACGAACACCATTCGTCCTCTGACCATTCATCAAACAATCTCTTACCAAAATCATCAACTGGAGTAAAGTACTTCGTGTAGTACTCAGTAAGTTCCAACTCAAACTTTCTTCTGTTGAATGAGTTACCTCTACCCTTTATGGTATAGTTTGTTGTTATAACAATCTTAGGTGAGTACTTGAAAGGTATACGTATCGCATCCCTGTTCTTCTTCTCTATCGTTATACCCTCCGTTATTGCAGAGAACAGCCTCTCAAAGTTAAACCCTTTGTTTACATCATCAAATGATATTACCTGAGTGTCCGTTGTAATAGTTTGGTAAGCAAATGATTTATCAAATGAGAATGACTTACCATCTATCATAGTAACCTTCTTCATCATACTGATACCCTGAACAAACAAACCCTTACCAGTGCCTCCTTTTGGATCATCACTAATAACCTCATCGTTAAGTATAATCGAAGGACAGAATCCTGGGTCTTTGTACCCGCTCATTAAGAAACCTATAGCAGACTCCAATGACTTCAATCTATCCTCTACACCTCCCGATATGTTTGATATAAACTTCTTGAAATCACAGTCTGTTACTTCACAAAAATCAAAGTCCCTATCTATCACCTGGTCAGCCCATACGTAACCGTCAAGATCCACGTAGTCTACCTTAATAATCTCATCTCTTAATACCTTAACAGCACAGTTCCTAAAGTATATGAAAGAGAAATCCTTCTGATCCTCAACAAAATGAACGTCAACAGTATCTAATAATGAAAGAAAATCCTCCTTGAAGTACCTCGTTTTATCTGCAAAGAAATTGTATATAGACAAATCATCAAATCCCTCAAGGTATCCAAGAACAAAATCCTTTATCTCTTCTTCAGATGTCTTGTTTATTAAATTGTTAGTAACCTTAACAAACATATATTTATTAGAGTCATGAGGTGCATACTTATAGAAACCATTGTGTTGAAGGTATTCCTTGTACAAGAAATGAATAATGCTTATCGAACCTTTTTCACTCTTAACCCAAAACCTTTTTATTGAAGGATCATTCTCTAATTTCTTTACAACAGTATTAACAGTGTCCTTATCAATATCAACAATTGAACTCTTAATAGATTCACTAGACTCTCCATTACTTAATCTCTTCCTAATGTTAGACATCTTTGCATCATCCTCATAGTATTTAGTGTTATGAGCAGAAGTATTACTGTAAGCAGAGTTGATTGTAGTTTTTACCTCAGACTCTGGGAATCCAGACGATACATAATTCATCAATACATACTCAGCCAATGTTTTATTTATACCATACTCATTCAATGCAGAGGCAAAAATAAATGCGTTGTTGTTCCTTTGACCTTCAATCATAGGGTACTTCTTTACCCACCACTTAGTAAGTATATCTATAATCTTGTTACTGTCTGTTATAGGTAGTGTAGGATTGTCAACATCCCTATTTACAGGCTTGTACTCAGATACAGTTATTTTGTCCCAAACATCAGACTCACGATTAATGTATATGTCCTCATCAAAAGACTCATAACAAACCCTACTAACATTCTTAGTTGATATGTCAAAATGTTTAGAGTTATAGTAGTCTCCAAGAGAATTAAAGTAATCTTTATGATTCTCCACATCAGCAGGTATCTTTATGATAGCCTTCAAACCATTACCACTAGGACTAATAAAAACAGACATTACATACTTGTCATTCATTAATCTAGACTTCTCACTTTGCATCTCTTCAATAGTTTCATAACCATCAAAATCCAAACAAACAAGACCACTATGCTTTATCAATGAATCATCAGACCTCTTACTGAATGTTCCAGAGAAACATATAGCAGGAAGATTCTTCTTAAGCTCATTCCTTGCAGACTTGTCAGACTCATTCCTTATAGACTCTATTAAGTCTTTGTTTACACCCTCACTTATTCTTTTCAATACAGAGAATACATCTCTATGGAATGGAGTGTAAGTTTCTTTTATGTTTTTAAATATCGTTACATTCATACTTTCATCATTTTTACCATAGGCTCTAATCTTTCCTTCACTATAGGAAACTTAGTTTCTGGAAGAGAGTTAATCATCCTAAGAATGTCATTAATTATAGGGTTATCAGATACCTTAAGGTTATCGTACTTTTCTTTTAATTTAGAGTATTTAGTAACTAATTTACTATGCCTTTTATACAAATCATCCACCTCTGAATTAAGACCCAATTGCTCAATTATCTCAAGCTTCATCTCATAAAAACGAGGGTAGTGCTTAGGCATTATCGGTACAAGATTATTTAAGTAGTGTAGTACAGTCGCATGATTGTAACCAATGTAGTCTGCTATTCCAGATTTTGTAGGGTATTCAATATAATTGTAAGCTATATCATAGAACACACACCTAGCCATAACGTAGCTAACCTTTCTTGATTTATCTCTTAAGTCTAAGTCTGCTTTTTCATTTATTATTTCTACCAATTCTTTTAATGTTGATTTCATTTCTTTTGATTTTTTTATTATTACACCCCTCCGAAGAGGGGCATAGTAATAGTTAATGATTAAAGGTCAAACTCAACCTCTTCTTCTGCCATCACAGCTTCTTGCTCATCCTTACGGAAGTACTCATCTAAGTACAGTTTAAGATCCGAAGCAGATGCATCCGCCATACCTGACTCCTTAGACGTTAAACTCTTACCTAAAGTAAAGTCTGGAGTAGAGTATTTCACGCTCCCTTTCTTTTGGTCTTTAGATTCGTTAATCTCAATCCATTGGTTGTCTAACAATGACTGATTGTCACTAAAGAACTCTGACCATTCTCTAACTACTGCACCCTTAAATGAAAGGTTTGCAATCGTTCCGTCCTCCAACATTACGTAAACTGATCTGTGGTACTTACCTCCAGCGTTAGTAATATCTTGCTTGATCTCCTTGTAAAGACCCTCAGCGATAGTACCTCCCTTGAAGGCTCTAACTGTCATAGGCTCACTACTAATGTAGTACACCTCATTAGAAGTGATACCGCTTTTACTTGCGTCGTTGTAACCCTTTACAGTGTGGTAGTGCTGTAAGAAAACAAACTTTAAAGGCAAATTTACCTTAACGTTAGCTAATTTGTTTTTCTTAATCTCATCTTCCGTCTTACCTTCTCTTAAAAGTTTTTCTTTTAATGCGCTGTCGTAGTAATCGAAAGCTTTGTCGTTTGACTTCCACTCTAAGTACTTCTTAGTTGGATTGTTTGAGCTTTTGCTCTTCTCTGATGTGTGGCTAATTCTTGCCATAATAAAAAAAATATTTAAGTTACGGTTCTCTTGCCCGAACCGCCTGGGCTATATTTTAACCGTTATATTTTAAGACAGGATCTAGGTGATAAGTCCATATGTTTTCACTTAAGTGATACGACCTTCGATAAATACAATACGTCAAATCGTCTACATGTATGTAGTCACCTTTTTCTAGTTGATAATCGCTCTCCATTTCACATTCGCACCACCAATCCCCATTACCTTCATCTTGACTCCATTTTGCAAACGTCATCTCTGGCTTTTGTTTTACAATAAATTGAACTGTTTTCATAAAAAATATTTAAGTTACGGTTCTCTTGCCCGAACCGCTTAGGCTATTTGTCTTTCATTGATCCGATTGGACGGTATACGTCTCCAGATAACTTTATTTTGTTTAATTCCTCAATAAACTCATCCTCACTCATACATGGCTTGTTTACTAAGTCCCATGAAAACATTGATCCTTCATATGCTTCATAATTAAAACAAACAAAAAAATCATCATCTTGTCTAGGTTTCATTAAATTAAACTTATCACGGTCAACTACAGTATATGCACAATATAAATCAGTAGATGCAAGTGAACTGATTATCCTAAAATTATTTTCTTCTAAAAATAACTGAAGTTTCTTATGTTTTTTTATCATAATACTTCATTCATTACGTACTGTTGAACATCATCGGTAGCGTCTGGTCCAAAGAACCTTTTCCATACGTTTACCGCTTTCTCTACCTTCTCCCTTCCTCTCTCCAGGAACTCATCACTACATGTGAACCTCTTCATTTGTAGCGTGTCCTTGTCTATTACAAAGAACTCAAAAGGTAAATCAAACATAGAACTGTAGATATACGCCTGACTATCATAGTTGTACATCCTAGCCTTCGTCTTGAAGTTACCAATACCCGTAGAGGTTTTGATGTCTATGATCTTGTCCTTTGTAATGATGTCAGCCTTACCCTTGAACTGTGTGTCGAAGAACTCCCCTATCATAGGAACTTCATACTGAACACCCTCTGAGAATATTTCTGATGAGAGTGAATCGTTGTCCTTCATGCACTGTATCGCTCTGTCTAAAGCCTCTTGCTCCTTCCTTAACAACATAAGCTTACCTTGTGACTGCTCCTTGTATATCTTTGTGTTACGACTTGACGCATCCACAATCTCAAACTCGTCCTTCTTGTGTGGCTCCAGCATCGATACATGAAAGTATCTCCCTTGAATCATTGGTAATCTCTCCTCTTGAGGTTTACCAAAGTCCCTTGGGTTTGTTAGTAACACACCTATATTACTGTTTGATAGGTACTTCCTACCGTATGCACCATAGTAGTGCTTATCTTCTTGTAATTTCTTTAGAATTGTTTTCATTGTATTTGTTTATATAAAATTCTCTCATTAATTTTAAGTAGCTAAACCTTTTGTGATTCTTGTTTCCGTTTAACTCTAATCTTATAAGCCTCTCGATGTCTTCCATCTTTTTTAAGTACTTCTCCCTTAGATGTATTTGAACACCCTCAAAGAAGTCGTCAGACTTAAAATTATCTGTTATTTCAGTGTAAAACTCAGTGTCAGTGCAGTAAATTTTTACATCACCTCGATTGTTTATAATCTTAACACCCTTGTAAATTACAGCATTAAAATGATCAGTGTCTAAGTTAACACACCTTCTGTCCGATCTAGCTTGATTCCAAATTTCTATCATTTTACTTCTTTTAACTCAGACAAAAGTATAGCTTATTTTTTAATTACACAAACTTTTTTTTAAAAAAATTTGTTTTTCTTTTAAAACCCTTTCTTATAACAAAAAGATCATAAGCCTTCGCCGCCTCCTTCTCTGTTTTGTAGAATCCCCAATCATACCTATTTGACTTATGAGAGAATGAAACCATAAATCCTATTCTCCCCGCTAATCTTTTTTTTCTTGTTCCTATATACTCCATATATTTATACTTTATTATTATTGTTATTATTTTTCTCCCTATAGTACTAAAGTCGACATCTCGACACAAACACTAATAAGTATACTGATAATCAACTAGTTAAGCCGTGTCGACTTTGTGTCGACTTTTAGAAACGTGTCGACTTTTTATAAAATCTAGAAGATTATCTAAGTTTTTTTTAATAGTCCCCCCTGGTTTGTACCTTCCTTCGTGTAAAAATAAATCCAACTCAAGTGGATCGACACACGATGCTATGTTTATAAATTTATTGATATCTTTCATTTTTTTAGTTTTTCCAACGCTATAGCGAATGGTGTTGTTATTTTATTTTGTTTAGGTATTAACTCTGAATACTCTCTGTTTATCTTTTCTTTTATTGAGTTTCTAATAAAGTTTCCAACATCCACATTATAACTCTTCATTTTTATAAGTGTGTTATGCTGTTGTTCTGTTATTCTAATCACCTTTGTTTTAGTGTATTTCCTCATAATTGTAATACATTTTATTGGTTTAATAGTAGTTAGCAAACATTAAAACGATTTGCTAACACGTAGTATAGTGCATAGCTTAGGTTCGTGCCTAATTCAATCGTTTGTGTTTGTCTAACCATAATTAAAATATTTTTTTGCCCACGCTCTTTTGTTTTTATCAAAACAATTTGGGTTTTATGTACTTGTTTTTTACATCATAACTTGCGTCATAGTTTGTGTTCTCTTCTTTGGGATAAGGGTAAATATCAAAATGATTTTCTATTATTTCCTTGTTCTTTTTTACAAACCGCTTATTCCCACAAACATAAAAATATCTATGCTTTCTTTTTTGTGGCACTATATTACCACCATTATTTAACCAATTTTCATTTTTTGTTTTATCATTATCTATATTAAAACCAAGTCTTACCATTGTTTCTGGTATATGCCTTTCGTGGTATTCTTTACCATTGTAAAAAAACTTATTTACACCTCTTTTGTCTTTTTGGTTTACCCTACCTGCACCAGTATAAATCCAATTAGTAGCTTGGTAAATATATCCATTATGTCCGTTATTTGGGTCAGAATAAGAAACAACCACATAATCACCTATCCTATTTAAAATATTTGCTACAAAAAAAGAAAGTGTGTTTTTAGGTAAATCATCATTTGTTATTAGTCTGTTTAATTCTAAGTAAGTTCCTTTATCAAACAATTTACTAAAAAATGGAGTAGGTGGCATACCTAAAGTACAAACACCAATAATTTCATTATCATCAACTAGAGCATAAGCAAACATTACATTGCATTTTCTTTTGGCATAGTGCTTATACAATAGCCATTCTTCTATATCATTTAAAGTTACTTCAACTACTTTATATTTTTTGCCCACGCTCATAAAAATATTTTAATTATTACTTCAGTTATTAATTCAATCTTTTGTGCATTTTAAGGCTACGCACCATACCACTATTCGTTAGTAACAATTATTTTTTTGCCACCGATCAATACGATCCAATGTTTGCGTTAAAATCTCTTCGCATAATTCTTTAGGCACTTTAGAACGCTCATAATTTCCTTTTAATCCTTGCGTTCCTGTTTTCGCTCCACGTCTTGCACTCTCGTGGTGGCAATGTCTATCTATTATTTCGCCAGTTTCCTTATTGTATTTGAAGTTTTTACACATTGGTCTTGGTTTCCATCCTTTAGGGTTAAAAGTGTCATATATGTTGTTACTGAAAATATCAGTAGGCTTTGCTCTAGTATCACCATATTTACAATACCAAACAGTCGCTATATTCATACCTTGCATATAAGGCATTTTCCTTAACATTGCTCTTGGATTTTCTATATAATAGATACACTCCCATTTTTTATAAAAAGCATTTAACTTAATATTCATTCTATCACACTTTGCAGCAAAAGGTGTTTTAGGCTCAAAATTAGGTTGTAACCTATGCGTTCTTCCTGCTGCCATAGAAAATGTAGTGCAAGGTCTACCATCAATTACAACATCTGGAATCCAAGGCAGCATACTTTCTTCTAAATCCTCAATGTCAATAACTAAATCAATATTTTCAAAAGGTTTGTGGTCTACACTAAAAACTTCATAACCTAATTCTTCAGCTATTTTACCCCAGGATCTACTTCCTGCAAATAACTCTAATAACTTTGGTTTACTCATAATCTATATTTTATTTTTTGCAAAAATAATTTGCCATCGCTCTAAAAAATAACAGTAACTAACACGTAATAAAATTAACCCTACGGGTCGCTATCGCTTAATCTTATTACTATTCGTTAGCGGTAATTCAAAAACCAAGTTCATCAGCTTCAATTCCATTTTTTAGGAATACTTGCTTTAGTTTGTTAATGTGAATACCGTTAAATCTAATTGGTGAGCTAACTATTTCTTCTTGTTCGTTTAGACACTGATTAAGCAAAGAACTACCGCTAACAATATATAAACCACATAGCTTTTTATGTGCTTCTATTGCGGTCAGTTTCTTTTCATCTAACGCCTTTACTATTTCCCAAATTTCTCTTTCCATATCGCTACGTTGTTTATATTTTGCCGTTATGTGCAAGCTATCACGTCTTTTAAATATTGTCCTGTGCTTAATTCAATCTTTTTACAACCATTCTGATTTTGTAATTGTGTTATCCATTCAGTCCAGTTATCACTTACCAGTTTAATAAAACTTTCTGGGCTTCCTCGTTGTTTATACCTTTCTATAAATTCTTGCTTCAAGTCAATATTTGGGTAAACAAGAGTAAAGTGCATATTTTCTTTAACAAGTGCTTCTCTTACAACTTCGTGGCTACTTATTAGTATAATGTCTACTTTACCCAAATTTGCCTTAATATGGTCTATGTAATTTTTAGGAAAGAAAGATTTATCAAACTTACTACTATCACTATCTAAAACTTTCAGCTTAGAATGGTTGTAAAGGTAACTTTTGCCAACTGCTGGAAAGCCTGCACATAACAACGTGTATAATTCATTACTATTTTCTGTATTTTTGGAATCTAATTGTTTACTCATAATTTATTTTTTATTAATTAATATTTATTCTTTTTGTCGCAACGAAATCATACACAATACAGTTGTGTGTAATTGTGGCTCAAAAGGTCAGAGCAATTAAGGAATAATTTACCAAACCTTAAAAGTTAACCTCTGCCGAGTGACACCTCGACACTTGCCACA